CCTGCTTCTGTTCTTCATTCTCATTTTTTCTAGCTTCTTCTTCCGCCAGTCGAGCAGTCTCAGCTTTCTCTTCTTCTTTTTTCTTTGCTTCTTTTTCCTCGTCACTGAGTTTATCATTCTCAGCCTCAGCAGTTTCTCTTGCAGCTTTCTCTTCATCTGTCTCTCCATCACTATCATTAGATGACTCAGGTGTAGGGTCGCCTAAAGCTGTGAGCATTTGCTCTATTTCAACGTTGACTTTTGAATCTCCTTCTTTTTCCATTGTTCACTCCTCCTTAATTTAGTGCGTTTATGAATTAAACGGTCTTATTTCAATGCAACCTGTCGGAAGACCTCCTTCCAATATCCTTGCACTGTTGAACCGTCTCCACCAATATTAGTCAGGGCCAAGATATCATTAGTCTGAGCATCAAAGGAAGATAGGGCCGGAAGCTGATTGAGATAGATCTTTCCATTTGCCTGTATTCCATCAACTATACTAATATCATTATCTTGAAATATAAATACCTTTGTCTGTCCTTGAGTCCCACCAAGGATTGTAGCTATGTTGACAGCTCCAACTGCATCAACTATTACAATCTCAAATCCGAAGAGACCAAGTTCAGTTCCAACTGTTAATGCAACAGCTCCAGCAGCAATAGTAAGATCAGTTACTCCTACTCCACTCCCAGATGATAAAGCATTTATTGCTGCTCTTGCTTCACGAATATAAAGAGCTAAAGTACTTACTAATTCCTGATCTGTAGGTTTAGTCGCGTCCATCTTTTTTCTCCTCCTCTTTCTTTTCTTCAAGTATGCCTAAGAATACATCAGGAAGGCTGAGGAAATAATCTACAGCCTTCTGTCTCCCATTCAAATCTCCCATATGTAATAAGACTGATGCGGTTGAAGGATTATTTGCTTCGGCATCATCTACTATTGATAACTGTTCACGATTGAATCCTTCTTTCCATGCCTTGAGTTCCTCAACTATATCAGCCCAGAGGACAGAGGACTTAAATTCCTCAATTGCATCTTTAGTTACTCTTATTTGAATAGTTTCCATCATACAGCTCCTGAAGGAACAAAGTTTCCAGCCTGAACTTGCTTTGCCACTTCTGCATCTGGCAATGTTCGAGGCTGAATGTTAGCTACATTTCGTTTAAAGTCTTCTACATTCTTAGCACCCATCTGCTGAGCGATATAGGTAAAGATTCTGGTTACATCGAATTCTTGCATTAATAACTCATTTGTTCCAATAGTTTTAAACAGCTCAATCCATGAGGAATTAAAGTTACCACCAGGGATTGAACCATCCCTTACAATCAAATCATAGTTAATAGCTAAGTCATTAGGACTCACTCTCCCTCTCGTTTTGCCGCCAGTAAAGTTCTTCATTAACTGTTCGGCATATCTTCCAGCTACATTTACGTAGGCTTCCTGAGTCATATATTGTTGAGTATGAACAGCAAACTGTGTCCCAACATCCTGCATAAACTGCATCCCGATGATCTGAGCAAGTCGCTGTAAGCGTGAGACGGCTGAAGAACGAGTTCCACTAAACTCAGCACCAGTCAGCCGCTCAGGTCCTGATTGTCTCAATGAGCCACTCATTGACTGATCAGCTCCAGATATTCTATCCATCCATTGAGTAATGTAGCCAGAGTCTGAGATATTTGCTCTTGTTATATCATTGACTTGAAGTTGCTGCACAGCATTAACCACACCCCTTCCCCATGCAGGTCTTCTCATTCGAATGAGTTTTCCAGGCTTTGGGTCTTTCAAGTCATTGATATTGACTAAGTAAGGATCAACTACAATCATATCGTTGATAGCTTTTCTTACATTAGCTACATGACTATTGAAGAGAAAGTCAAGAGTATGTTGAAGACCATATAATACCTCTATTCGACCAATAGGTGTAATTGAGTATCCATCGAACTCAGGGCTTGCTACAGCCATAGGATACTGTCCATGATTATGGTCTGCTTTTTCACATGCTATAACTATATCATCTCCAGCCAGTTCAAAGTACCATTTCTCAGGAAGTTCACTAGTCCCAAGTTTCCACTCCTTTGGAATTAGTGTAATATACATATGGATTCTATCAACTGGAGAAACAGCTCCAGTTAATGTTCTATGCATATCAGAAGAACCACCATGTCTTGTCTGCCGATCACTTTCATCAAGTGCCAGTGTTGAACGCTTGTTATTTTTACTCTTAAGATACTTAACATTAAACAGTCCTGAGTCCGTCTGAGCTTCTTCATTAAGCAAGTTCATGTAATTAGTTCTATCAACCCAACCTATGAATTCACCTTTCTGAATATTATCACTTGAGACAGATGGGTCAGGAAGCCACATGTAAGGATCTATATTTGAAAGAGCATTCCCTTCAAATAATAATCCAGGAACAAACTGATTAGTATTTTGTATATCAGTTCCCAATTCAGATACTGTTGTTATAGATGACTTGATAAGTTTCTTTCCATACTGTCTTCTCCATTCAGGAATCCCTATTCCAACTCCATAACTTAAAGAGTCGCGGAGGACTGTATGTACAGCTAGAGGAACCTTATTCTTAATACAATGAAGTCTAATAACCAACTCCATTAACATTGCTCCTATTGTATCATCATCTTCTACACCCTCATATTGGAACATAGGATCTTGAAAGAAAGCTGAGGATAAATAAGTGAGCAATGCCTCAAGCATTGAATAGGAATAAGGGAATACTATAGACAAAGGCTTAGTAGGATCCTTTGCCTTAAGTTCGTCTTCCTTAGTTCTATTCGTCTCTGATAAGTCTATGTAGGTAGTCAAAGTCTTATCAATCTCACGCCAAGAGGTAAAACGCTTAGATATTTCATTCCTAGATGCTCTCGCACGCTCCCAGATTCTTGAGCGAATTCTCTTATGCAAAGAACTATCTGGACGAAGATCTAGTTTATCAGGATACTTATAATTAAGATCCTTTTTATAGTTATCATCTCTCCAGCTTGATGGTTCACCTACTACAATATAAGGCATTTGATTCTCCTAAGCTTTAACGTACATTAGAGTTATCATTATATTCTTTACTCCACCTAACCGATTCTTAATAGTTAAGGGATTTTGTCCAGCAGCCGTTCCAAGACATAGTTTTGTATCTGTATCAGCATTTACTATTACATTAGCAGAGCCTCTAATAATCTGACAATTTCCAGTTGAGTTTATTTCAAACTCAGCACTCTCATCAATAACTCCAGATGATGAAATAACTATATTTCCTATCGCTGCATAGTTAGCTTTAATGGTTGGAAGTGACTTAGTTCCATCATCTGCTATGGAAGCGGCATAACGCCAGTCTTCAACTGTTCCTATTGTTACTGTTCCAGGAGCAATATCTTGACCAGCTACAATCTCAGCAATAGATTTAGGGAGCCATTCAGAAGAAGGATCATCCCACTGTAGTAAGTCATTATTAGACAATCCAGGAACAGTAAAAAGTCTAGAACCATCAACAAGTACATATTGAGTATGGTCATCATCAGATAGTCCAGATAAGTTCCCATGATCTGTAACAACACTGCTTGTAAAGGTATTAGTAAAAACTGTTTGAGTAGCTACTGGAGCTGCAACTCCTTGTTTAATAATTATTCTACCAAGTAGCTTCCCAACATCTTTAATATGAGTTGGAAGATTATCTGGTGTTGATTTTGCTTCGGCAGCCGCTGCAGTATTGTATTGAGCCTGAGGATATATTAAAGCTACTTTTGGAGTAGTTGCATCTAACTCACCATAGACCCAGATATTACAGTATTTGTTAGCATCTATAGCCTGTAATGCTGCTAAAGATACATCATTCCATTGAGTGACCGAGTACTGTGTTTCATCTGACCTCTGCCAGCCTGTTCCAGCCTTATACCAATAATACTCAAATGTTCCTGATATAGATGTATCTAGACCAGCAAAGTTAAATTCATTAAGACCACTCCATATAGTACCTGAAGTTACAGCCACATTACGAGTACCTGTAACTGATAGAATTAATCCTCCAATAGACTCATCTCTACGAATTAATCCAAGACTACGAATTACTTCTGATATATTGGTTATACTATCAGTAACCCACCAAGGTGAGTTATATATATAAAGTACTTGTGCTCCATTAATATCTTCACTTATTACTCTACCAAGAGGAAATTCAGTATCTAAATCCCAGTTGAATGTAGTACGAGCAATAACTCTCGGAACTCCAGCATTGTATTCAACTCCTATATAACGAGTAGAGTTAGCTGGTATAGCTATATTAGCAGGAGCTGGCCAATCAAAGAACATTAACTGAGCATTATCATCGTTAGTAGCTTTAATAAATCCTGTTCCGGCAGTAATAGCAATAAATCCTCCAGTCGCATCAGATATAGTTCCACCTGTTTTACGACCAGCTGAACCAAATGAATTTACAAAGTCTTGTAAATCATCGTAAGTGGCTGAACCTAACTCCGCCAATTCTATCTTTGTTCCAGGCAGTGTTGGAATGTCTGCTACTACTAATAATCTAAATGTTGGATTTGCAGGAGCTCCAATTATAGGACCTGATAGCACTGTATTAGCTATTTGAGGAGTATTAACTATCCCAAATATATTATATTTTCCACCTACGGCTATCCATCTTTCATCTCCAGCACCAGCTGCATCTACAACATAAGGAATGTTTAATGCAGGTCCACTTGCATCGTAGGTATATAAAGTATATTCATTAAGCCCTGTTGCAGCCACTACTTTATAAGCTAATACTAATATACCATTAGAACCAACTATAGATGCTAACTCAGTTGGATTATTTATATCTGCAACTGTAATTGGATACAGTATTCCCATATCAATAAGACGAACTACATCATCAGAAGCTACAGGAGGAGCTGTACATTTTATAGGATCTTCTACTTCAATAGATTTAGTAAAATCTCCATCATCATACTGATGAATATTATTGAGTGATCCTACTCTGATTTGTCTTAATGTCATTTTAATTAGTCCGTTTAATTGTTAAACGATCTTAAAGTCCAAGTATTTTATCATTGACTATATTAGTTAATACTTGAATCTGCTTTTCTAAGTTTGCCAACTTTTCCAATAATAACTGTTGACAGGCTCTCTGATGTTCAGAACATAGTGTAATAGTCACTTTTCCTCTATCTCCTATTTCTTTACCAATTACTGCTGAAACAACAGATATAACAATAGCGCCAAAAACCGTCTCTAAAACTGTCATGCTGTCCTCCAGTCTTCTATAACCTTCTCATATTGAATAGATTTAAATTCTGCTTCATCATCTGCTATTTCATCAGTTGGACTAAAATACCTCTCACCAAGTTCAAGCATCTCAATGAGATAAGCTTCAGCATCCATTAAGTCCCAGAGGGCAGAGCGAGGAAACATTAATAGTTGCTGCTCAAGCTTCTTTATTCCAGCACAAGAGGAATTATGATAGATATAACCTCCTCTATAGTAAGGAACTAGTTCTTTTACTCGATGCTCTTTCTTCATTCCACCTCTGGCTTTAAGCCAGATAAGTTCATAGAATGTACCACGCTTAAACATTTCATTCTTGATCGGCTGCTTAATAAACTCATTAAGAGATGTTTCTTCAACTCCTAATACTTTTGCACCTAGCATCTGAGCCATTCCAAACATAGCATTGTAGATTTCATCTGGATACATTTTCTCTGAAATGACATCTCTAATAAATACCTTAGCACTTGCTAAATCAATACCTATTCCAACTATTGCTGACTCAGCCGAATGAATCTTGACAGTCTTTGCAGGGTCAAGAATAACTACTGTTTCAATGTTTGAATTTTGTTGTACATCTACATCTAGTGTCTCTATATCTCCTTCTCTTTTTGTATTGCCAAAGGGAATATTATAATAGTGAAAATACTCAACTCTAAATGCTGAGTCCTTTGTTGAGATAGGAAGATTCCTAAGCTCGCGGAAGAACACATCTGTCTGTCCAGCCTGAACATGCTGTTCCCATTCCTTCTTAATATCCTCATCAGAGATAAATCCAGGAGCTGTCGATTTAAAGTCATCATTACAAGCTTCAAGTCGAATAGATGCCCATTCATTAGAATCCATTAACTTCTGCAATACTGAGTCTTCATGTTTTAAAGTATCAATATAGACAATCTTCCAACTCTTTGCTAATGGCCCTATACGAGGAACAGCCTTAACTACATCAGCGTAGAGCCACTCATACTGCTTCTTCCTATAATCATCATTAGTAATCTGTTCAGGATCTTCAAGATCATCTATGATGATTAATCCAGGACGATCATTTTTAAATAAGACACCACGAACCTGTTGACCGGCACCCCTTGGCCAGACTAACGTATTATAAGCAACCCAAGCCTTCTTACTAAATACTTCATCAAACTCAGCTTTATTAGGATCTCTTTGTTTAAAGTTTCCGAAGAATGCTTTGATCTCTTTATTTGTTACTAACTCACGACGAAGATTCTCAGTCTGCAGAGAAGCTGCATCATGACTCTTATTTATATAGACAATAAATCCTGTATGGTTAAAGAGAATCCATCTAGCCATTAATGCAAGAGCGACTATTGAGGTCTTACCATAGCCACGAGGAGCAGCAATAGCTACTTTCTGTTTAGGTCCATCAATAAGATCAAATATCTTTCCATGTACTTCTTCAGCAAAGGGCATATAGAAACGCTCAGGAAAGAAAGTAAGTGCAGTCATACGTGTACTAATAGCACATTTAGAAAGAATTATTTCAAGATCTTTATCTATTTTATTTAGTCCTCCTATAAAATTACTTTGCTACCCATCCAGTATTAGTATTACTACCTGATTCTTTTATATATAGACATGTACCAGCTCCTCCATTGGTTCTAAGATATAACGATCCTATTTTTGCTGTATAAACACCTTCTGGAGAACCTGCACCTACAAAAATACCGACATTTCCAGTAGCAGCTGGAGATTGGAGGTCAATGATAATTCCATCAACTGCTCGTTTCAATGCTAGGGGAACTCTGTGCGCTGTAGTCGAAACGGTTTCAATAAAGAGGCCGTTACCTTCCGCAGCGGTATTATTAAATTTTAGTGCGTAGGCAGACGATACACTCGCTGTATGGTCTACCGGCCCCTCAATATTTAAACCATTAGTGTATGTCGTGCCTTCCACTCCCCCTGATGCTGGATACGTTGTCTTACCAAGAATGAAATTTTTTCTGTATGAATTTCCAAGCATATATACCCTGCCGGTAGCAGTGTGATTTATTATCTTTGTCGAACTAGCCCAACCCCCCGCAGTCGATATGCTGTTAAACGATATAGAAGTTGATGTTCCTGCTGTTTCGACTGCGTAGTTAGCGACACTACTTAATGAGTCAAAGGTCGTGCCAGAAACAGACACAGCGGATGAATCGTTTATATATATTCCTCGTGCATCTGTATCATCCGCTTTAAACGCTTCGACATACCCCCCTATAATCTGTACGCTACCCACACCATTCAAATAAATTCCGTATCTTGCATCCGCTCCTCCGTTAATAAATGGGGATACTATCGTCAACCCATTAATAGCCCCCCCATCTAACTTAATACCAACACCACCGGCATTATCGATCCTAATATCCGGTTTCATTAACGTATTATAATAGCAGGAAGATAAAGTACAATCGTACAGGATACCTGTGGCGAAACCATCAACATGAACTTCTATATAAGACCTATAAAAACCAGATGCATCTATTCCCACACTCCCAGCAGAATTTGTACCAAGTATTTTTGGAAATCCATAAATCCTTGCTCCACATGAAGTAGATTTATTACTACTTACTATAGCACTACCTGCTGCCACCGAAGTAACTGTTATATTAGCGGCATAGCCCATTAAAGTTCCTGTTATACTTGTATCTGTAGTATTTCCAAACTGTATAACAGGTAATAGTGTCGAAGAGATAATGGATTTGCTGATATCTAATAATTTACCAGTAGGAATTATAATAGTAGTACTTATATTATAGGTCTTTCCTGCCTGGAGTGATACTCTTGATGTAGAGGTAAGAGCATTGTTAATAGATATTCCATAATCACTAACTCCATCCCACCACCACTCAGGATAAGCCTCATTAATACTATCACTTCCAAATACTACACTTCCAGTTCCTACACAGTTGAATACCTGATACATTCCTATTTTAGATGGGCCATTAATAGTAAGAACTACTCCAGTAGATACTGTTAAAATATTAGAAATTACTGAATTTATAGATATACCAGTTCCTATAGTTGTGTTAATAGAAACTATCTCATTCTTATCTATATCAAGAGTAAGATTACCAGCTGATCTAATAGATAATAAATAAAGACTATCAAAAGCAGAAAGAGGTAATCGTTGACCAGAGAAAGTAAGAATTATTCCAGCACTTATAGATAAAATACCTTTATTGGATATAAGTTTGATATTAGCTGGAATAGTATCTGAATAGTCAACTGTATGAGTACCTTGAAATTTAAGATTAATTTGATTGATACTTATATGGTTAATAGCTGAACGAAGATGAGCAAACCAACTTAAGTCAAGAGTTGTTCCATCTCTAAAACGGAAGTTGCCGGCACCAGAGAATATCTGATAGAGACCAGCTTCAACTTGACCTATATTTGACATTGTAATTCCAGCAGCAGTACCAAGCATTAGTTGAGAATCCCATTTAAGAGTTACATTATTTCCCACTACAACAGATGTATGAAGTGTCTCCTGCTTTGTTATTAACATAGTAACAATATCGTCTGAAGTTAATGTAATAGCCTCATAAATTCCTGCAAACCAAGATGATTTAACAATAGTACCTTGAGCAAAATCTATATCTCCAGTACCTGTAAATATCTGATGATTGTCAGCTATGATATTTAAAGTATTGATTGTAAGCTGGCCGGAATTAGTTATTGAACCATCTCGTTCAAATTTAAGAGTGACATTAGCAGGGACTGTTAAAGTTGTCACTACCTGAGGACTGACAATAGTAACTGTCCGCTGATTTGCTCCAACAGCAGTTATTGCTGCGTTGAGAGAGGCATAAGCACGAGAATCAGTCCAGATTCCATTTGGACTTGTGACTATTACATCTGAAAAGAATTCAGCCTTCGCATTACCAGATATGGTAATAGTAGTAATAAGGATTAAAAATAATAACTTTAATGATTTCATACTTGATCTCCATAGATAGTTTAATTGTTAAACGGTCTTATAAAGATAGACCTATTTTTTCTCTCCAACTATGTTTTGATACAGAAGGAGTGAAATGATCTACTGTATGCATAGCAGGTTTTCCTCCTACTGTATCTTTTACTTCTTTGATGAAGGCAAACTTATCAGCCTCATAGACTTGATTACTTCTATTTCCTCCATGAACTACCATGAAGACATAAGAAGGCGGAATTGTGTAGACTGTGTCGAATAGAGAACCCATTCTTAAATGAACCGTCTCATAGAGGTCAGTCGTGATTTTGTCTTTTTGGATTATGGCAAAGAAAGGACTCACACGATTCTTACGATGAGGAGCGTAGAAGGTGTAGATTTGTCCGTCTGGTGCCTGGCCAAAGATTTGATAATTGATAAGGAATCGTTTCTCCTTCATCGTACTAGCCATATATCTCATATGAGCTACCCATCCAGGTGCAACCCAATCATCTATATCCATACGAGCCATTACTAAAGTACGAGGATAGTCTAGTTGCTTGATTATATATTCAGGACTCCCTTTATCTGTTTCACGACCCCAGTTTTTTGTTTCTTTGACTGAGGTTTTCCACTGTGTAGTCTGATCAGTTGTGTAAAGAAAGTTAACATTTAGACCTGACCAATCAAGAGACTCGATGGCTTTAGTAGCCTCACAATCTTTAGGGCCGACTGCAAGTTGAATGATGAAATCCTTGTCAATTTGATTCTTTAGACTATTGATAAAATTAGTTTGGAGCATAGAAAGATGTTTATTATCTATGATGCCAAAACTATGAGTCGGTCCTATTGATGTATAAATAGCTCTTGAGATAATTGAGATAGTTAATGGAATAGGAACGGAGACTTCTATTTGATTATGAGGGAACCACATACAGGAGAATCCCCACTTTGATTCAAATAATCTTCTACCTTTTTGAATTATATCTTCATTGAGCTTTGTTCGCTTGTAATTATTACTTCTATTGGTCTTATCATTAATTGCAATTAGTTTTCTATCATTAAGAGTTGCAACTTTCCAGCCGCTTGCTCTTACATTCATTGAGAAGTCGAAATCCCAGGAGCCGATGAAGTATCTTGTATCAATGATCCCTTCAATTAAGGCGACTTCTTTACGAATTAATTGAGACGTTCCGCCGATCAAGTCGACTTCTGAATATGGTTCAGTAACTGAGTCAATAGGATAGCAATTTACCTTAGTTCCATTGACAGTTCTATGCCAATGAACTTGATTATTGAGTACATCAACCATTCCAAAGGTTGGATTTTTCTCTAAGAATTCTAATTCAGCATCAATAGTTCCTTCACGATAGTCCATGTCATTATCAGACATAAAAACGTAGGGAGTTCTGGCTGCTCTAGCAAGATTTCTTGCTCTAGGTCCGGCTATTCCACCATTTCCAGAGGAGAAATAGATGTCTTTTTCAACAAATCCTGAGGCTGCTATAACAATTCGCTGCTTTACTGATTCAGGTATTTGTTCTTCTCCCTGAACATGAAGGCAGAGATTAAGAGGAAGCTTAGTTGTAAGAGGAATTCGCTGAAGAGTTTTGATTAATCTCTCTTCAAGTAGCCATGAGACGATAGCAACTGTAATTATAGGTTCAGACATAACTAACTCCATCAAGCTGTAGACGTACTATTGGATATAATTTAGAGGGATCTAGGTGAACATCTGATTTAGATATGATATATTCAGAATTGACTAAGCCACTTTTATTCATAGTTTGGGTAGTTATGTCTAAATAATGATGACCTTGTTTGGCTGACATTTCCTTCAATAGACGATTATAGAGATGAACTAAGAATGTTCTTTCTTCCTTGTCAGAAGTCACATGGGAGCGAACTCCTAATCCTTTATAAGAATCAACAGGAGGAAGAATGACTGAAGGTAAGATAAACTTACGATCTATCTCTCGAAGAAAGAAGTAAAGATTATCTATTGATGAATAGACAGAGTGAATAGGAGACCCTTTCATTGATCTTCTCCAAGGTAAAGAGTTGCAATCTACTTCGCCAAGGCAGAGAAGAGGAATGTAGTTTGGAAAGGCTGAAAGGAATCCTTTGAAGGCCTCTCTAGCACGAGTGTCTGAATTATCATTCATTAAGCCATAGGATGTAGCACCAGGAATACGGCAGGTAGCTGCACAGAAAAATGAGAAATTGTCGAGGTGAGAATCTCCCATCCCTATTAATCTCTCACTTATTTTTGATCGCTGTTTTGCCATAGTATGTTTAATCCGTAAACGGTCTAAGGTGCAACTAATTCTAAATGTTCTGCTGAAGGCTTACAAGCATTGGCACCAAAGTTATTAACTGCCCACTGCCAGTAATCAGCTCTTAAAGACCACATTCCATCTTCTGTACAGAGATCATGGAGGAGTTGATCGGCATAAGATTTATAACAAGTGTCTATTAAACCTAAACGAATAAATTGATAGAGAACATCATGAATGAGAGAACCTATCATTGAATTTAAAGTGTCCCAAGTCGGTCCACTCGCTCCGTCCCAAACATAGCTTGGATATATAACTAAATCACCTTGAGAATTAAGAGAAGCCATTGGAATTTCTACTACATTTCCTTTAATGTCTACTGTTTTAAATGAGATGTAGATAGTGGTTAGGGGATGAATAACTATATTGATATAATAAGGTCTATTAACCCAATACTTATAGCCTTTTTTGAAGTATAGTGTTTTATCTCTTTTCATGCTCTCCCTTTCCAAAGCATAGAGAAATGATTTCCATCTTTTGATTTGAAATCTCCTCCCCACCTATTGAGTGGATTAAGAGATTTCCAATATTTACCTAGAGATTTGTAATCATCTGAAACTGAAATGTAAGTAGATTCTTTGAACAAGTTAAGGTCCTGAGCTAAACGAATATAGTGATTTGAATTCTTCATATGCCCAGTTCCTGACATATTATAGGACTCTCCAAAAGTCAATTCGAGACCTTGTTCATAAGTCCAAGTAATTAACTTTGCTATGTTTAGGCAGAAGATTCTCTGCATCTCAGATAGAGTCATTATTAGTCCCTTCAGGAATAACTTCTATTATTATACCAGCTTCTTTGGCTGCCTTAAGTCCACGATTCTTGAAATTTTCAATCTCTTCAGCCGTTAAAACTGCTGTGACTGAAGAACTTTGAATCTTTGTAGGTGCTCTTAAGCCAGAGAGTTCAAGTAATACTGTATCAGCCACATCTTTTCGATCTTTAATAGTAGCCTGTCCATCTTCATTATCAAAGATTTCATGATAAGTTTCAATGGCTTTATTAGTAAGAACTCTAATTTTTTCTGAGGTTTTTTTCGCATCTTCATCACGAACATTTCTGATCTCAGCCAGTTTCTTCTGACCGAGTTCTGAGTTGAGAGTGAGTGAAACAGTTGCTTCAGAGATATTAAGAATATCTGCAATATCAGTTTGTTTAAATCCTCTTGCTGCAAGATTGATAATCTCATGAGAGCGCTGCCAGAGAGCCTTGATTTCGTAGCGTTTTCTAGGTTGATCTTCAGGAGTTCGACGTAAGTCTACATCTCTAAATTCAAATCCATAGAGACCATTTCTTGTTTGAACATTTTCCATTAGAGTTTCCTCACAACAACTTCAAACACGTCCTTTGATAATAAGGTTTGACAACTTACTATATCATGAAAAGGGGAAATCATTAACTTTACATCATTCGGCTTAAGACCGTGATGAAGATCTAAGCCTTTAGCTCTTGCGAGTGGCGGAATGCAGTGATCTATATGAGGAACTATTAAGACCAAGAAACCATTGCTTTTGAGTACTCTTAAGCATTCTGCAATAAAGGCCTTCGGCTCCTCAACATGCTCTAGTACGTGGCTGGAAAAAACAAAGTTCATTGTTTCATCTTTGAGTGGCAGACTTTGAATATCAAAAGTCCAATCAGCCTGAGAAAGATTCCCTTTTGTGTTGCAAGGATTGCCCCAAGGAACTATATCAATCCCTACACAGGCTCCAATCTTCTGATATCCACAGCCTAGATCAAGACCATTGCCTTGGCAATACTTAGCAATAATTGCTTGAGTCTCTTTATCAAATTGTGAGCAGTTTGGTCTCTTCATCTACTATGTGTCCTTAAGTAAATAGCTCTCTGCTGCGCACGAGCCTTTTTCTTCGTCATAGGCCTTTTGCTTCTGAAACCAGAAGGACTTTTAACTTTAAATCCACCTTTTACTTTTCTAATTCTATAGGGCATAAATGTACCATTTAAAACATTTCTATCTTGTAGATGCCATTATACATAACCTACGTAGAAATGTCAACGTATTATATTGTGTATTTGATTGTAGAGGCAATAGACCGATTAATGATTAAACGATCTGCCAGACCATTCTATTGATCGGCCGTCCGCCGAGTAGGCCTATCCGACTTCACTATTACCCTCTCTATCCAATGCCCTTCTTCTTGGAATTGCACTAAGCAATTGTACAACAATTCCCATTTGATAAAACTTGGGATTAAGTGTGGAGAGACTAACCCGCGCGCTATGCGGGATGAACTCCCCCATTGACATTGAGGTAGTCAACATTGTTTGAGGGCGGGTGTAAATGGTTGAATTGATTGAGTCTTTCAGCCACTCGAAAATAAACATTGACACTGATAAACAATGTGATATCATGTTGACAACATAGAGTAATAAATGATCTTTGACAATTGAATATTGAATAGGTTGGCATGATATACAAGCATCCAATATGGAAGGGATTATATCATGAATATGAATGAAGTAATTGCAAATGTGAAGTTGTCGAAAGTATGCTCGATTAAGGCTGATAAGGATAGCGTTGAGACGAAGAATATTAACCTGGTGGTTAAGTTTGACGGAGCTACGTTGTCGAGCGTGTTTGACAAGGCTGTGAGTGGCGCTGTTATCGCATGGCAGAATGGTGTTGGGAGGAAGAATTTTGACAGCTATAAGACGAACCAGACGGTCGAGATTCAATTCACAGCGCCAGCGAGTAAAGCTCAAATTGATCCTGTTACGGCAATGATTCAAGCGGCAGCGGCTGAAGGTATTTCGGTTGAGGATTATCTCAGACGTGAAATCGCTAAACGTAAATAGTAATCAAATCAACTATTAACAATTCTATCATGCCAACCTATTTAATCAAAGCCCTTCATATGGAAGGGTTTTTTATTGCCTATTGACCAATACTATGTTACTAAACTTGGGTTTGCACAGTTGCACAGACCGTTAAATGATTAAACGGTCTAATTAACAATGTACCAAATGATACCTTGTTGTTTGGTTGTAGGTTTGTTATAATGTTTGCATGTTTAATGGTTTATTATGTTTGTGCTTGGGCATACCATGTATAAACCCATGCGTAAACGATCTATTACAAACACTAATATATATAAGAGAGATTATATAGAGATAATAATAAGTGTGTATATAAACAACTAATAATAAATATCTTAGAGGAATAGACCGTTTAATGGGGTTTGGGATGAGGCCATGCCCAAGAGCAAACACAATAAACAAATAAACATTAAACGAATAAACAATATTACAAGCAAACTATTAGATGGAGGACTTAGTTATGGGCTATGATTGGAGAGAAGATGAGAGCTGTTAGAGAGATATTGAGAGCGGAAGGGCATGATGTGCCGTTTAGAGTAGGTGGATATAGGAAGGTCAGTATAAAGGGGGAGAATAGTTATGAGAAGAGAAGCTAAGCAAGAAGCAAGTATGAGTGTACAGAGTAGGATTAATGCTACTATATTGGCAGAGCTGGATAAATACTGGATGAGTGAGGATAAGAGTATTAAAACGCTAAGTCAGTTAGTGTCGTGGAGTATGGAGTTGTTGAGTGAGATTCTATCAGCCAACCGAAAGATTAAACGAAGAATAGAGTCAGTAGCTGAGGCGAGGAATTATCTATTGAGTAGGGGACTTTGTCAGCATAGTTTACATGATAGAGGAATTACTAAGATGGGTAAGGCTATCATGTTTGAGAATATGAGGGAAGAAGGAGCCAATCCTGAGATATGTGCTACTAGACAGTATAAGTCACTGCATAGAGTTCCTGAAGAGAATGGGAAGCCTTCGACAGTTGAGCCTTTCACAGGGAAGGTTGATAGTGAGTTAGTTAAGAAGGCATTAGAGATTCATAGTAGTTTGGACAGTGCTGATGTAGTGCCTAGAATATCACAAGAGTTTAAGATGAGGGATAAGGAAGAGGAGAGAGTGGTTAAGAATGAAGATGCGGCTGAGTTTGTGAGAGCGCAAAGGGAAAGAGTTGAACTGCCTCCATTGAAAGAGAAGGGAAATTCTAAAGAGTTGATACAGAAGAGAATTCAAGCGGCTGATGAAGAATCGAAGGAGATGTTAGATGAATTGAATAGCTTCGATCCTATGTCGTTGATAGGAAAGGCTGTTAAGGAAAGATCGTTAAATGATTAAACGGTCTCAGCCGAATCAAAGATTCGCCACAATACAGTTGATTGTATCAAGAATAATGCCAAACTGGAAATTTTATCAGGTGGCAAAAGTGCTTGACATTATTCGTTCAGTGGTATATAATACACAATAATGATAATTGACAAACACATCGAAATGTGTTATTATGAAAGAAAACTATGGAGGTGTGTTATGGCTCAAGGCGAAAGAGAAGGAAAGATTCCTAAATCAGAGATAGCCAATGTAATAGAAATGTGGGAAGTAGATGGATGTAGCCAAAAGGAAATAGCTGAAAAATATGGAGTAACACCACAAGCTATTAGCTATCTACTAACTTATAGCTATTCAGGATTAGTTACAAAGGTAGGTAAAAGAGGAACTAAGATTCTTACTCATGATGAGCTAGTAGTTAAATTTCATAAGTCTTATATAATACGTCCTTATGGATGCTATGAATGGACTGGAGTATTATGTAAAGGCTATGGAAGATTAAATGGGAGATATGCTCATAGATTTTCATGGGAACTTTATAATGGAAATATTCCAGAGAATTTGCAAGTCTTACATAAATGTGATAATAGCAAATGTGTATGTCCTAATCACTTATATTTAGGTGATGATAGTGACAATGGAATAGATAGAAGGGCTATTAGATATTGTATAGATGATATAAAAGATATTGAATATATGTATAAAGAATGCAAACGAACGCCAAAGAATAAAGAACCTAAAATACCTGGACTGTTAAAGAAACATAATATAAGCGCAATGACTCTACAACGTATGAGAGAATCATCTCAATGGCCTTGCAGAGATGGAGTATATTATTTTAATTGGCATACTGATAATGAAAACTGATAATTTCAAACGTCTTGACATTATGAATAAGGTATGATAAAATGTAACCATAAGTAAGAATTGAATGGAGTTTGATATGGAAAAGAGCCGATTCAAAGTTACTCTCAACTGGCAAGGTCAAGTGTTTGAAACCTATCATCAAGCAAAGGATGATAAGCAAGCACTTCGTTTTGCCATACGAAAGTTGGCTGACAAAGTTGGCTACACTAATGTTTATGTTAGGAATCACATTATGAGTAATGAGCATAGACGTTATGAGGTAGTAGAATGTTAAAAACCTTATACATTACATACTTTATATGTGCAGTAGTTTTATTCAATGTCTATTATAGTCTTAGAACTAATCATGTAGTAATCAATCCAAAGATGATGAATGAAGAAGAATTGCTCAGGTGTAATAAATTAAAGCCTGGGTTTTACTCTATGTTAGTTATAGAAGAGTCCAAGATATACTGGAAGACTAAGAATAGCACAGTGGTATGTGTTAAAGATAGGATTAATTAGAGCGTTAATTAATTAAACGGTCTTAATCGATGAAAGGAGAAAGTTATGAAAGTAACATTTCTATTAACTGATGAAAATAATGAGCAGCACTTTACAGTAGTTTTAAATGCTGAAGAAGCAGATAAACTCCGTAAAGTTAAAGAAGCGCATGATATAGATTCAAAGTCTGCCGCATTAAAGTATGCTATTGAATCTGGAATGGATTACTAAACAATTAACAATTTAACCAGAAAGGAGGAATCAAAGATGCCAAAACAACCTTGTTACAAGATTCAATTGTGGAGAGCACTACGAATAAAGGGATTTGAGGAAGAACTTGTAGTGGCTGCCTTCTATCCTGCGATGATAGATGGCCATCAAGTTAATTTGAATGGAACTGGGTGGGAATACTTTATCAACAAGTTTCACAGCTTAGGAGGATATAGAATATGCCGGAAGTAACTAAATGGCAAGTAGATGAAGCAAGAAAGATTGCTGATAAAGCCTATCTAACCTATTCAAATCTCAAGACTCTTTATCTCGAGGCTGAGAAAGATTGGATAGCGAAGGCTAATAAATTCAAAGCACTTGATTACCAACTAGCTGAAATAGATGGAAGATTGAAAAAGATTCCACCTTCAGCCGAACGAAAGACGAAAAAGCAACCTGAACTGACTCTCGAGCAGCTCCAGGCAATAGCGGCAAAGTTAGGCGTTTCAATAACTGTTGAAGAGCCAGAAGAAGACAATGAAGAGGTAATAACATCTATAATGGAGGACTCCGAACAATGTTAGAAAATATCATAAAGTCGATGAAAAGAGGGAATGCATTGTCTTTGCTATTCCAAACTATAATGCAAACTAAAGTACAAAAAGAAGCTGAAGCATTCGCAAGAAGAAATGCTATACACTTTGGTGGCTTCTCCAGCCAACATCACTCCAAGGCAAGACAGCAAAAACTCGCCTACATGCGCCAGTTTGGTATTAAGACTGGCAAAGCCTACCGCCGACACATGAAAGCTCAGAATCGAATTCTTCGTGAGGAGGCTTTAAACAATGCCTAAAATCAACTGTCTGCCGGAAACAAAGTGGAAACACAAAGACCACATTGCCACTCCTTCCAACATCGTAAAGAGTGAGTTCTCTGACGCTTACGAACTTCGTTATTCTGGGGCAGTAAGAAAGTATAAATCAGTGGCATTCAGGCCTAAGGCATTAAAGAGTGGGCCTGTAATTTATATAATGAAAGATGGCAAACCTATTAACAATTAACTATCAAAAGGAGAAAAGAAATGAAAGAAGGAATCGCAGGAGAAATTAGAATAGCCAGTGAAGCTACATCAATTCAGCCGTGGGAAGTAGCAGGGGAAAAAGAACTCATTGCAGCATCTGAGACAATGGAGTTGGTAAAGAGCTTCGAAAGGACTTTATCAAGAATATATCTTCACACACAGGAATGTAAAAATCCTGAATGTAACGTAGCTCCGGTCTTCAATGAAGTCATGGCTTTCCGCCGAGATCACTTACTACCAATCCTCAAAGAAAACAATCAGTTCATGTATGAGATGATCTTGCCTATTATTGTCATCTATATCGGCTGCTGTGGTGATAAAAATACAGCACAGAGAAGTCTCCTCTTAGGCTTTGCTGTCTCAAATGACCTAGCAAGAAAAAATTCTGAGCAGGATTAAATACACCATAATGTCCATTGACATTCATCTATAGGTATGTTAATATGTAATCACAATAAGGAACAATATCAAAACAAGCTGATGGAAGACTATGAAAGGAGGCTATCATGTTCAAACACTAATCAATTACAATCTATCAAGATCATTAGATCGTTTATTAATTAAACGGTCTGTTTATTAACCTTTAACAAGAAGGAGAAAAAGAAATGGAAAAATTGATCGTAGAAGCAAAAGTACCTGAGAAAAAAGAAGGTGACAAAGTTGTCCGTAAACAGATTGGCCCGATTCAGATCTCAGTCGAGACTGGCTCCACCGCTGCAGAAATGATTCAGATGTTCGGCGAAAAGGCTGTCAAGAGCAATGCCGATGCAAACTGGCGTGTGACTATCCAGTCCAACATTCGCGCTCGCTTACTCAAAGGCGAAACTGCCGAACAGATTCAGGCCGCACTCGGAACTGCCAAGATGGGTGTTGCTGTAGCCGGAGCCAAAGTCGATCCTATCCAGGCTTACCTCGCTCTGTTTGCCACTGCATCGCCGGAAAAGCAGAAAGAAATGCTGAAAGAACTGCAGACCAAAGCAGCTGCAAAATAAACTTTCGTCGCCGATTTCAAGTTCCATCGAGCCCTCCAAAACCTCTGCTGGAGACAAGCATTCACTGCTGGACTGCTGGTAAGTTTTGGAGGGTTCTATTGGACTTTGAAAAAATGTACCAAGTCTCACTTAGATGTCAAACAAATGAAAGGACGAAAAAGCTAATGAATCAAAGTAATCGCTGGAAGAACATAATGAAAGCGTATCCCTTCGAGGAGAAGCGCTTAGCTAAATGGCAACCTCCTTACATCGTCCAGCCTAAATATGATGGAGTTCGCTGCCGAGCCATTCCTATTGCTGGTGCAAATGGAGATAAGTGTCTTCTACTCTCTTCCGAGGAGAACATTATATTTAGTGTTCCGCATCTGAATGAGATTATAGGTGGCCTTAACATACAGGCCGAACTAGATGGCGAACTCTACTGTCATGGAATGTCCTTTGAGCAGATAGTCTCAATCACTTCTCGCTCAGTCAATCTCCATCCAGACTACAATCGTATCCAGTTCCACTGCTTTGACATTGTCAACTCAGAACCTCAGATGAAACGCTCCTTAATCATTGAGAACCTTCGTGGTCTTAATCCTCATCTTGTTGTCGCGCCTTTCTGGCTCTGCGAAAATCTCGATGATGTAATGAGAACTCATGATAAACTTCAAGAGCTTGGCTATGAGGGAATAATAGTTCGCCATACACAAGCGCCTTATGAACTTAAACGTTCTTTGTATGTTATGAAGTTTAAAGCAAAGAAGGAGGACGACTATGAAATCATCGGATACAATGAAGAGGTCTCAATATCAGGAGAGAGTAAGGGAACTCTGGGAGCTCTCGTTTGCAAGTCAGGTGATGGAAACACCTTCCACGTTGGTACAGGCTTTTCAGAAGATGTACGAAGAGAATTATGGCTCAAAAGAGAAGAGCTATTTGGAAAGACAGCCAAAGTAAAGTATCAACATTTAACTACAGGCAAACAAGTTCCTCGCTTTCCTGTATTCGTAGAGGTAATTGACTAATGAACGAACCTTGGAAAGACAACCCTTTAATCTGGCAATCCTTCTGCAAAGAACGAGAATGCTTTAATCTCAAAGAGGCTCAACTTCTCTTCACCAACACTCGTTCAATGAAGGAAGAATACGAGTGGTTCAAAAAAGGCTTTATATCAAGAGGAAGAAATATATAGTGGAAGATCTATCATATCTCAATACAGAATATGCAAGAAGTAAAAGCATTGAAAGTTACAATAACGAAACTAAAACTAAGGAGGAAAAGCAAATGAAAAGACAGTTTTTTATTGCTGGAGTACAATTTAGACCAAAAGATGAAATAGCGGCTGCATTAAAAGATCTTGCAGTAGGTGACACTCTTACATTAGTCCCAGAGCCGGATAATAGATTTGACCCTAATGCAGTCAGACTAGTTCATGCTCTGAAGACAGATAAAGAGGAAATATGCTTTCTTGGTTATGTTCCTAAGAAATTCTCTTCAGAAGTCTCTGCCCTTCTCGGCATCGGCACACCTGTCATATGCACCGTGGACGAGGTCAATTCTGCAGCCAAAACATATGAAATGTTCAAAGTAACAGTATCTATTCCGGTTGAAGATGACAATGGAACCTTTGAAGATCACAAAGAGGAGTATAAGAGATGAGAGAAAAGCCTGAACACACTAGCGTCTCTGATGACGCATGGTTAACCTTTAACGAACTAGCTGACGATCAAGGCTATGGTGATTCAGAAGACGACTGGATGCCTTGGTTTAAAGCTTTCGAAGTCGGCTTCATAGCCGGATTGGAGGACTAATGAAAACACTATACTGCTCAAACTGTGGTATTCAATTAAGAATAAACAGAAAGGCCTTGCCAAATCTAGGAATTATTCTCGACCTGGTTGAGCCTCATACTTGTTTGGAAGTGCCAATCGATCCTTCCAAAGTCATCGTAGTTGCTCCTATCATAGCAAGTAATCAAAGTAAGTTCGTTGAATCATTAAACGGTCTTAAATCATTACCTCAGCCACAATCTGAAGGTAGGTCTCTTCGTCCTTCTTTAATGACTGGCACTGATAACCTCCGCGATAGACGCTTTGATGGTAAAGAAGTTCCTTCAACTGCTCCTCCTTCCATCCTTGACCAGATTAAGTCAATGAGCAACTCTATCCCTGTCAACGAGGTTAAAGAAGAACTAACCGACGATGCAGAAATGGGAGGCTAATAAATGCCTACTAAACATGTCTTCATTGTTAATAAAAGTTCCCACGACTTTGAGCCGGCAAAGAAATACGGAGATATTAAATTCCTCAGTGAAGGCTCTATGAATCGCTATGCTACTAATTCTATGGTAAGACAGTTTAGCGAAGTCATGGCTTTATCAGAGGCAGGGGACTACATTGTCCCTTGTTCTCTCAATGTAATGAACTCGATAGCCTGTGCTATCTTTGCAAAGAAGCACGGCTGCTTAAATTTGCTGTTATTCAAAGATGGTACTTACATTGAAAGGAATCATAAGTTATGAATTTAGTAATAGCAGTGAGTGAGAGACATTTTGAACACTGGTGTAGAGAAATTGGACTACCTACTCAATTTGTAAGGTATATATACTCTCCAAATCAACTACGAGGATTACTTGGAAGGGCTGATATAGATATATTAACACTTCCAGAATGGTGGAGAGAGAAATCAACTTCTATAGTTGATGAATTTAATGAATTGATAGAAGAACATTGGAAAAGAAGAAATAAACTGTAAATAAATAACCTTCTTGATATTCCCTTGAAGGTCTGATACAATGTATTACAAACAATGAAAGGAGATGAAAGATGCATAAGAAGATACAAGAAGCAATAGATCTTCATTTAAGCTGTATAAAATCCTACAACGACACCGAAGCCGATCTCGAATTATGTGAGAAGCTCTTTCCAAATGCACAAATCTCACTTAATCCATCACAGGTTAATATATACTGGGTAGCTAAATCTATAAGTGAGGTGAAGGCTAACTTGGCTCTTCTGGCCAAGAATGGTATAATGTTAGAAAGATTTAGTCCTCACGACACAGACCCAGTCTGGATATTAAAAGGTCTTTATGTACAAATCTGCTTAAGACCTCAGTGGCAGACTGAGACTGAAGAAGGAGCAACTTGTCGTCTTGTTCAGATTGGAATTAGACAAAGTGAACCAGTTCCTATATTTAAACTAATGTGTGATGGAAAGTTTATTGAGGAGGAAATGAAATGAGCTTTCCTATTCCTTATCACACTTCATGGGACATTAAAGACTCATCCAAGCTCGATGACTATCTCCGTTGTCCTCGTTACTACTTCTACCACTACATGCTTGGCTGGGCACTTGACGTTCCTGAACATGACTTAGTCTTCGGTGATGCTTTTCACCATGCTCGTGAACATCAGTTACTCTTCGGCTATGATGATATCTCTGGAGCATACCAAGCATTTCTTAATGTCTACCGAAAGGAGTTTCCTCCTGAGACTGACTCTCTCTACGCTCCAAAGAACCCAACAGCCATTCTCTGTGCTATCACTCAGTTCAGAGATCTCTTCAGCCGTGATCTTATTGACAATGAGGTTGTCGAACTTGATGGAGTGAAGATGACTGAAATGGCTGGAACAGTCCCTATTGATGATAAGCGTGTCCTTCACTATCGAATGGACTCTATCATGCGGCGTAAAGTTGATGGAATGATCTTCTCATGGGACCATAAGACTACCTCTGGCAAGTGGATTCATGACACTCGATGGGACCGTGACTTGTTCCTTGGAATTCAGAATGGCACCTATACCCATTGCCTCTACTGTATGTTCCCAGTCGACCAAATCCTTGGTGTAGAGTTTGATAAGACTGGATTTGAGTATCTTCGTAAAGGAAGTGTTAATCGGCCAGCTGGTTATTATGCAACTACTCGTCGTGTCCCAGCATTTAAAAGTCCTGAGCAAATGAACACTTGGCTATGGCTAGCTAATACACTCTTAGATGAAATCGAACGAGATATGGATAGGCTTTCTCAATGCACTGAGAGCGATGATGTCTTTATGGCTTTCCGCCAGAACCCTAAAGCCTGCAATGACTACCGTGGATGTGAGTTCCATGACTACTGTCTTGCATGGCAGAATCCATTACGAAGATGTTACGAGCCACCTCTCGGTTATATTCAGAAGTTCTGGAATCCTGCTGAGAGAGAGGCTACTGTGAAGAAAGACTTAACATTTCAGATATAAGGAGTAACAAATGGCCTATGATGCTGCTGCTGAACTCTCAAGAGTTCGTAAATACTATGCCGGTGATCCTTTGCAAAAACGCTTCAGTGCTTTAGTCACCGGTGAAACTAATTCCGGAAAAACTTTCCTTCTTCGTACAGCAAGAAGACCTGTCCATATAGATTCTTTCGACCCTGGTGGAACAAAAGGTCTCCGTGATCTCATTGCCTCAGGCGATGTGGTTGCAGATACACGCTACGAAGATGATGATCCTTTCGATCCAAAGGCCTATGCAGATTGGAAGAAAGCTACTGATGTAAGATTTCAAATTGGCTATTACAATCAGTTTGGGACTTATTGCCTTGACTCTGCAACCACCTTCGGCATAGCAGTGATGAACTATGGTCTTGGTAATAAAGGAAGGGCTGGCGAATCAGCTCAGATGCGTGTTGACTATCAGCCGCAAAAGAATGAAATGACCAACTACTTCCGCAAGCTCATGAACCTTCCCTGCGATTTCATTCTTACTGGTCACCTTCGTGAAATGAGAAAAGTTCTCTCAGTGGATACCAAGACTGGAGTTGTGAGAGAGGAAGTAAAGTTTCGTTTCTATACTACCGGCCAAGCAGTTGTTACCATTCCTCTTTTGTTTGATGAAATCTATGTTCTCACTGGAAAGAACGACCGAGATGGAGTCCGCCGTGAGATGCTTATTGATTCTCTCGGTGACTACGTAGCCCGCTCTCGTTTAAAATCTCTCGGTCTCCTCAACGCTATCGAGCCGCCTGATTTAAAAGCACTATTAAAGAAAGCAGGATTCGATGCACAGGATAAACCAAAGCTGGTATTTGCATAAGTTCGTTCAATAATTAAACGATCTTTCTGCCACGGCCAGTTTTGAAAGGAGAGTTTATGACAGATGAACAACTTGACATGATTAAGCGGTTGCAGCCATTCTTTAACGAGAAGATGGGAAGGTGGCAAGAAATTGATGAAGGTTACTGTGTAGAACACAAACAGATATACTACTATGCTGTGTGGCCCGATGACGGCCCTTGTTGCGACAGGGAAGGTGTACGCATCCCCAAACCTATTGACTGGCAGAATCCAGAAAGAGGATTATGGGGGATGATAGATAGCGAATGGAGGCAACTTATAAGCCGCCCAACAAATGCAACTGATTCACGGTGCCGGTACAGCGACAATGCTAGAGAGATTTTCGCTGATGACCCATTCACCGCCTTACTCAAGACTCTTTGCCATCAGGAGAAAGTATGAATACTCAAAACGTAGGAAGCCTTGAAGCTTGTAAAAGGCTGGTTGATGCAGGGATTGTGCTGGAGACCGAAAAAGTCTGGATATATGCTCGACATATTGCACTCAAATCATCCCCGCCTTCATGGATGCTAGTAACTAAAAGTTCAGTTATGTCTGTTACGGCTGCTGAAAAACAGCCATTAAGTGTTATTCCAGCCCCTTGCTTTACGGATGTTTGGAGAGAGTTGCCGTGGGTCATAGATAATTATGGCCTCATTAGCATGAATAAAGTTGATAATATAACCTGCTGTGGCTACCGGAAAGGGATGGCAATTAGAGAACCTAAATTTGAGAGTGAAAATCCCACCGATGCACTTATTGAGCTTTTGATTTGGGTGAAAGGAGAAGAAAAATGACAGACGAACAGAGAAAAGCGTTAGCTTGAGGTGAAGAAATGAAAGAAATAATAAATAAGATAAAAAAGAAAGGAGGTAACAATAACTAACAAAACGTAAAAGCAATTAACTTTAACAATCAAACCTTAAGGAGGAAACAAGCAATGGCATTAACAGATTACAGCAAATTGGAAAAAGAGATCGAAAACGTACCTGAGCCGACTACCTTGAAGAAAGGTACTGAGGTCAAAGCAAGGATCATCGGAGTGAGGACCGGCGTAGTGGAAAAGGACGACAGTGACTATGTCGGCCTCTCCTACTTCTCTGTCTCCTTCGATGTTCCTGATGAGCCGCTCGCCAAAGAGTTCAACGACTTCTTCTGGGACCTCGTTGATCTCGAAGGACTCAAGAACATCTCCGAGAAAGCCGCTCTCGGTGCAATGCGGAAGTTTCGCACTTTCGCTGAAGCATTCGGCCTGGACTACGGCCGCCCCTTCGATCTGGAAGAAGATCTCCCTGGTAAGGAAGGCTGGCTGATTGTCGGCATTAAGAAGTCCGATGAGTACGGCGACCAGAACACGGTGCAGAAATATCTCTCGTCTCAGGGCAAAGGTTCTTCATCCAAGCCTGTCGATGGAGCTCCGTTTTAGTTCGTTTACGAATTAAACGATCTCATACGACCTGAGCAAGTCGGAATAAACTGCTCGCCTTAAAGGAGGATAAGATGACACAAGAAGATTTTGATATCTTAGTCAATAAGCGATTGGCTGAGTGTAAGAAAACTCTCGCTGGCAAAAGCGGAATGTATGCGAGTAAGAAAGACCGCCTCCATAATTTTAAGCTTGGCGGTATTCTCGTCCGACAGACTCCTGAACAGTATGCCATGGAACTTGTCACCAAGCACATCGTAGCTATCTTTGATAAGCTGGTGAACAAGGAAGTGATGGACGCTGAGTTTGTATCAGAGAAAGTCGGCGACATTATCAACTACATGCTTCTCATTGAAGCACTCAATCATGAAAAGTTGAAGTAAGGAGAACCCAAGATGACTTGCGAAAACTGCGACCCAGCTATATATTTTTCAGGGAGACTTGTAAAAGTATCTCCTGACTTTCAATTCTGTGCTATGTGTGGAGAGCTTTTAAGCCCAGAGCTTAAATCAATAAAAGGTGTCCAACCTTATCCTATTAAGCCTAATATCTGGGATCAATACTTCCATCGTATCTGTGAAGCAGTCGCATCCAAGTCACCTTGTCTCTCTCGTAAAATTGGAGCTATCCTCGTGAAGGATCATTCGATAGTCTCAACCGGCTTCAATGGCCCTTCACGAGGTATTCCTCATTGTGGAAGAGATCGAATGTTAAGTGATGTAGATCTTGGTTCACATCTTCTTTCAATAGTAAATAGAACAACTCGAAGTTTAATTGACACTGACTGCCCTCGTAGAATTCTTGGGTATGAATCAGGTACTCACATGGAACTTTGTCCGGCAGTTCATGCCGAAGCTAATGCAGTAATAGATGCCGCTCGAAAGGGCACATCAACTATCGGTACCACTCTCTATATGAACTGTATCATTCCTTGCAAGAATTGTTTCAGCTTGTTAATCAACGCAGGGATTGTTTCAATAGTCGTTGATGACACTAAAGTCTACGATAGACATACGCAATACTTAATTGATAATTCTAAAATAAATATTAGGAGGTTCGAGATATGAGTGCTATGGAATTGCAAGTAACATTTTTAGCTGGTACTAGTCTAAAAACAGCTTTAATGGAGGCTAAGAGGTTAGCTCGACTGCTTAACTTAGCTTATACTCTATTCAACTTTAATGGAGTCTCCTTTGCTATAGGGCAAGGAGCTGATTTAGAAAAAGCTGAAAGAGAATATCCAGACATTAAATATATAATATACTCATAAAGGAGATAGCTATGACAGAGAAAGAATCCACTGTAGCTGATTACAAACCAAGATTCAGTTTTGAGATATCTGAGGAACAGATGTTAAGGGCTAACAAACTCCTCTCTCAATACGGGTTGAGGAAGGCAATCTTTGGCAAGGTCCTTGATGATATTCTCGATGCTATTGAAGTCGATGCTGGTATGACTACTGGATTGTTAATGTCAGAAAAAGTTGTCATGAAAGGCATCATGGTTGCTTTGACAGAGCGAACTAGTAAGCCGAAGAAGAAAGGAAATGGAAATGGCTGATCTAAATGACCTTGGCTATCTCTCAATCATCGACATGAGCAATGACGAAGCCATAGATACACTTCGTCAGATACGATTATCTCGACGAGTACCTGAGAGAAAAGTAAAGAATCCAAAAGAATCTACCAAGCAGATAATTAAAAAAGCTACAGCCGATATAAGTGCAGATGCAGCGGCTGAACTATTAAAACTATTAGGAGGAAGCAAATGACAATCTCTGTTGGCAAAGTTGGAATGATCCCTATAAAATCTATCATCATCGCTCCTGATCGTGCTCGTGAAGATATGGGCGACCTCAACTCAATGGAAGATAATATGAAGGAGATTGGTCTGATTACTCCTTTAGCCGTTAAAGACAACAATGACAGTACATATCTTCTTCTCGCTGGTGAACGTCGCTATACAGTAATCAAGCGGCATAATGGAGAAGAGTCTGAAGTTCCTGTTCGTATCTTTGATCATGAACTTTCCGAACTTGAAATGAAGATCATTGAGAAGTCTGAAAACTTCTATCGTAAAGATATGGAATACTGGGAAATGGACAAGCTCACTCTTGAAATCCATAGGATGCAGCAAGAACTCCATGGTGATGGCTCTACTGCCAACACAGCTGGCTGGAAGATGAGTGACACGGCTGAGATGATCGGCGGAGTGTCAAAGACAACTGTTTCCCTTGCAGTCAAACGTGCTGAATTACGTGAAGCCTGTCCTGAGGCTTTCGAAGGATGTAAAACAGCTGCTGATGCACTTAAGATGATTAAGAAAATGGATGAGGCTGTTGTTAAACAAGTCATTGCCAAACAGATCGAAACTAAGAACGAAAACACAGGCTCAGCATTAGCTACACTTGCCAAATCTTATATCATTGAAAGCTGCTTCGATGGAATAAAGAAGATTCCTTCCGGCGTCTTTCATCTTGTTGAGATTGACCCTCCTTATGCAATCAAACTAATGGAACAGAAAAAGTCAGAAGGCGAATCTCAATATCGGCAAGAAGACTACAATGAAATCCCTGCTGAGGTCTATATGAACGGAGATAAGAATGGTCAGTGGAAGGGGATGAAAACTCTTCTCAAAGAATGCTACAGAGTAATGACTGATCATTCTTGGCTCCTCTGTTGGTTCGGTCCTGATCCTTGGTTTGAGCCTATGTACCAAGCAATCACCGAAGCAGGATTCGGCACAACTCGGATGTGTCCTATCTGGGTCAAACCAGGCGGTCAAACAAAGCAACCTGAGCGACGTCTTCCCAACGCTTATGAGATGTTTTTCTATGCATGGAAAGGTCAGCCGGCAATAGCTAAACAGCGGAGTGGTAATGTCTTTAACTATTCTCCTGTCCCTTCACAGCAGAAGAGTCATCCAACTGAGCGGCCGATAGAATTAACCAAAGACATGTACGAGACCTTTGCTTTTCCTGGCTCTCGTATTCTCATTCCTTGTGCTGGTTCAGGTAATGGATTAATCACTGCTCATAAACTGAGAATGACTGGTATAGGATTTGATTTGTCAAAGAGTTATCGTGATTCGTTCTTGGTCAAAGCGAATTCATTATAAGACCGTTTAATCATTAAACAATCTTAAGGAGTTAAGATGCGACAAACTTATGTCTATCCTTCTGGCCCTTCAGATGCCAAACTAGCTATCTGTGGTGAACAACCTGGATATCAGGAAGTCCGTGCTCGGCCACCACGTCCTTTCATTGGTCCTGCTGGTCAAGGTCTTGATGAATGTCTTTCAATGGTCAAGATTCCACGACGTGAGATTTACCTCACTAATGTAATCAAAGACCTTGATGCCCCACTTGAACATTACATCAATCTTGATACGAGAGGAAAGTGGACTATCTCTGCTGATGGGCTTGAGTATATTAATGAACTTGGTAAAGAACTTCGTGCTCTCGATCTCAATATCATAGTAGCTTGTGGCAATATAGCATTACTTGCTCTATGTAATAGAGTAGGCATAACAAAGTGGAGGGGTTCAGTAATTGAATCAACTTTAGTTTCAGGATTGAAAGTAATTCCTACATTCCATCCTGCAACTTTCATCCCTCCAAAGTTTAACTTCCTCAACAAACCAGTAATATGTGAAGATCTAATGAGGGCCAAACATGAGTCAACGTTCAAGGATATTAGAAGAATTCCACGCAATGTGAATATTACACCAACTTTTAACCAAGCCATCGAAATCCTTCGACATTGTTATAGGCTCGGAAGACTCGGCCAAATCATTGGTATCGACATTGAAGTCATTAATGGAGAGGTCGACTGTATTGGACTTGGCTGGTCTCCAACTGAATCTATCTGTATCCCATTCCGAGGACCTCACGGAGATTACTTTACAGTTGAAGAAGAACTCCAAATAATGAGAGGAATAGCTTATATTATCCAAGATGAAAACATTCAGAAGGCTGGAGCTAATTTCATCTTCGATACTCAGTTTCTGTTTCGTAAGTATGGAATAGTCCCTCGTGGTAGTCTACATTGTACGCAGATTGCACAGAAGATTTCCTACCCAGACTTCCCTGCCGGACTTGCTGCTGTAACAACTATGTACACTGACATTCCTTACTACAAGGAAGATGGTAAACAGTGGATGAAGATGGGAGCTGGAACATGGGAGGAGTGGTGGAACTATAATGGTTTCGATTCATTCATCCCAGTTGAAACAGTTCCTAAGCAAATAGCTACATTAAAAAAGCAAGGTAACGAAGCAACCTATGAACGTCAACGTGGTCTGATCAAACCCCTTCTCTATATGGGTGAGCGTGGAATACGCATAGATGTCAACGGCATGATGGAGTATGAGAAGGAACAGAGTTATATTCTTGATCAGAAATCAGCTGAGCTCAAATCTATTGTTGGTCGAGATATTAATCCAAATAGTCCTAAACAACTAATGGATTATTTCTATAAAGAGCTTGGTAATAAGGCATACAAGAAGAAAAATGCAACTGGTCAATATAATGACTCTATAGACGTTGATGCGCTTAAACGTCTAGTTAGGCAAGGAGGGAAGGCCGCTGAAGCCGCTCGTATCATGCTTGATATTCGAAGCCTCTCCAAACGTATCTCAACTTATCTCAACATAAGAAAGGTGGACAAAGATGGCCGTTACAGATCAAGCTACAAACCAGTCGGGGCCGACACAGGAAGATTGGCTTCTGGTGAAACTATATTTGGTACTGGAGGAAATCAGCAAAACTGGCCTCACGACCTCCTCCGCTTTTTCCTCTTCGATGAAGGATACATTGGTTACTCGTTTGACCTTAGTCAAATCGAAAATAGAATCGTTGCCTATACTGGAGGAGTCCTCGCACAAATCGAAGCGTTTGAACAAGGGATAGATTTACATACTCTTACTGCCTCAATTATATTTCATAAGCCTTATGATCAGGTGTCCAAAGTAGATGGTTCATCCTCACTTGGTGATGGTCGGCAGAGCGAACGCTATTGGGGAAAGAAAGGAAATCATGGAATTAACTATGATGAGAGCTATAAGAAATTCGCTCTTGTCAATGAGATTCCTGAGGCTGAAGCTAAGCAAACTCTAGATGAAATTCATCAAGGTTATCCAGAAATAAGAGGTGGTTATCATGCTATGATTCAGCAGATGCTTAAGTCATCTAGGACGGTAACAAACTTATTCGGCCGGACTCGTTTATTCCTAGGACCTGTTCACCAGTCTTATCCCAATGTCCCTCCTCACGCTTGTGTTGAGACTTTCCGCTCAGCTTATGCCCACTTTGCTCAATCAACTTGTGCTGATAAAGTAAATGAGCAAGGAGTTGAACATATCTACTACGATCAGATTCATTACAAGCCAATTGAATTATTAACTCAAATTCATGACGCTGTTGTGTTTCAGATTCCTTTATCCTTACCTTGGATTGAACATGCTAAGATATTATTAAGGATTAAGGCATCTCTCGAAACACCTTTGATCTGGCATGAGAGAGAAATCCCAACTCCTGTCGATCTTGCTATTGGCTTTAATATGTGTAAGGAAGATATGGAAGAATTTAAAAGTAAAAAGATTCCAAGTAATCCAGAGAAATTAGCTGAGAAATTACAGGAAACTTATTTTAAATTAAGAAGTAAGAGATTACTTCCTATGAATATCTAACAGAGGTAGGCTCAAGTAAAATTAAGGCTTGGGGAGTAAGCAGAGTTTCGTGCTAATGCTCTTTGGCAATCCGCGCGAGCCTACCTCTACTATTAAGGAGACTACTATGGAATTTAACGAGTATCAAATTAAAGCTAGGAAAACAGCCATCTATCCTGTTCAATACAGTGTTATTTATCCAACTCTTGGTCTGGCTGGAGAGTCAGGGGAAGTGGCTGAAAAGGTAAAGAAATTCATTCGAGATAAAACAACAACTGAGGATTTAAAATCTGCTTTAGTTAAAGAACTTGGAGATGTCTTATGGTACATATCTAATATTGCTAGTGACTTAGACATCTCCCTTGAAGAAATAGTTGAAATTAACTTAATCAAACTCGCTGATAGAAAGAACAGAAATGTTCTTCAATGTTCTGGCGATAATAGATAATAGGACTTCTCATGGCACGAAATCTTCCCGACTGGATCGACGGTTTTATGGAACTGACTGATAACTCTGAACCTCCTTTACTATTTCGCAAATGGGCTGCAATCTCAGCAATCGCTGCTGCTTTACAACGAAAGGTTAGGTTAGAACTTGGCTTATCACTTACATTCTATCCTAATCTTTACATAGTTCTAGTTGGCCCATCTGCTACCGGCAAAGGCACAGCTATGAAATTTGCCTCTGACATAATAGAGCAAATCCCCACTATCCGTCTCAGTGCTCAATCAACATCACTTCAGGCATTAATTAGGCGGATGAAAGAAACAAACCTAACTGACGTAAATATAGAGACAGGTGAACAATCTTACCATTCCTCACTAACAATATTCTCTACCGAGTTCACTGTCTTCTTAGGTTATCACAATCAAGAACTAATTGCTGCTCTCTGTGAATGGTATGACTGTCATAATAGGTGGACATATGAAACTATTGCAAGGAAGAAAGAAGAAATTGTTGGCGTCTGGGTCAATCTATTTGCAGGGACAACTCCTGATGCGATACAAGCTTCGCTGCCTATTGAGTCAATCGGAGGTGGACTTACTTCAAGAATTATTTTCGTCGTAGAGGAAAAGAGGGGAAAGCTTGTTATTGTACCAACTAAAACTGAAAAAGAAATCCAACTCCAACAAAAGCTAATCTATGATCTTGAAGCAATCAATCAGCTTAGTGGAGTCATGCAATATACAGAAGGGTTTCTTAAGATATATACTGAATGGTGTCAGTATGCTGATACACATAGACCATTTCAGGATAAGAAATTCGATGGATATTGTGGACGAAGACGAAAGCATCTTATTACCCTCTCTATGGTCTGTTGTGCTTCTCATTCTGATGAGATGATAATAACTTCTGAAGATATAGAGAGGGCTATTTTCCTCTTATCTGAAGTAGAGATGAAAATGGGTAAGGTGTTTAAAGGAATGGGAAGATCTGGAACGGCTGACTTACTCAGTGATGCTATATCATTCATAGCTACAAGTGCTGTACCTGATATTCCACTCTTTCAATTCGCTCGGCATTTTGAGGGAGACATGGATAAGTTTGAAATGGACCGAGTTATAACTACAATGGAAGCTATGAACTTAATCAAGACAGTAAAAAGTCCAGGACAGGGAATAACTCTCCACATCCTGGACTTTGGAAAATGAGATCGTTTAATTATTAAACGGTCTTATTGACTACTTTTAGCTCTTGCATTGGCATCTCTGATCTTCATAACCTCTTGTTTAAAGTGATCAGAAATAACTCCACCAGCATTAGTAACTATTCCAATCTCTCTATTCATCTGCTCCTGTTTATCTACAGGAGCAGAATCAAATCTCTGAACAAACATCTTTGCTCTGGCTTCTGTATCAGGAATACCTTTCAACGATAACCAGAAAGAGCGATTCGGAAGTGCTTTAATCTTCTCTTGAAACACAAATCTATCTTTCAGTCTCTCTAAAGTATTCTGATCTTTTGCTGTAGTATGAATATAGTCAATAACATCTGAACGTTTTCCACCTTCAAATAAATAAGATTCAACTCTCTGATCTAATCCTCTATTCTCAATCCACCTTTTCAACATTCCTTGTTCTTTAGCTTCATTGATAGGCCCAGCAAACTGTGTATAGGGATTAGTGATTCCTATGAAATTTTTAGTGATTGGCATTTTAGATAATATCTCTGCAATGTGCATTTCTTTTTTATCTTTAGATAGGCCTCCAAATAGCTTATCATACCCAGCACCTACTAACTGTCCCCACATAGTGCCACTAGTAAATAGCTGACTCACTGCATACTTAGTCCGCTCTGGCGATAATCCAGTAAGCGAACCAATATCTTGAAATACTTGGGGGGTCTTTCCTGGAATATATTCTTCCTTACTATTAGGCCAACCTAAAGGTTTATCTGTCTTGTTCCAAATATCTTCACCAGACCAAAAGTTTTTATTGTATGTATAGCCTAATGAACCAGCTACTATTGGAGGTAAGGAACTAGTTCCAACCGGAGATAATTGGCTTAAGGTATTAACTGTACCATCAACATCTATTGAATTGCCCAACCACTTATCTGTTGATGCCTCAAAGAATTTCTTAAAGAATTTCTGCCCAGGGTCAAGCGGCAAAACTTTAAGATAAATATATCTTGTCTGTCCTTTCTCATCAATAAAACTCATATCCCCAAGAGGTAAGCATACATTAGACTGCGTAACTATATCCCCTTGTAGTGCCTGCATTGTTAGAGGACTAAATATATTAGACGCTATATAGAGACCAGAAACTACAGTAGCAAACTGCGTGAGTTTTAATACTGATTCTTTAAAATTATCTTTAAATGCTCTATATAGTCCTCTTGATCCCTGAATACTTGCATTAAGATAAGGTATTCCATTATCAAGCGCTTTTGTAATTCCTCCACCTTGACCAAAGTCCATATAGTCACGAGCAGCAAAGGTAGCCTCTTGAGTTATCTTTTTATTCTTCGAAGCCTCTTCGTATGTTAAACCTTGTTCACTTGCTCTTCTCTTAATAACTCTATCACGAACAGCGAGTCGAGTCATAATCTCAGAAGTCTCACCAAAGTAGCCTAGGAAATCCTGAACCTTATCAAGTCCACCTTCAATATGTCTACCCCTCTGCATCAACCTTCCTTGATGCACAAGGAACTCCATCCCTCCGCCTTCTTTAATATACTCTTGGTATCGGCCCTTTCTTAACAAAGCATCACTAAATACTCCACCAATATCAAGTCCAATCTGTGCAGCATATACTGGAGATGCTGTATTATAAAGTGGTTTCCACTTACCATTTTCAAATACTCTAGCGGCGTACCAGATATGCATAACATCTCTTGGAAGGTTACGGAGGGCAAAGTCCCAATCTATTCCCGTAGCAAAGGTACGGAGAACTGGTGATCCAGAAGCATATCGAATAGTCTGACTCAACTTATAACTCATCTCAGGATTATTAGTAATCCACTCCTTTGCCATTAAAGGTGAGAGATAAATAGCTTTACGTTCACCTTTATCATACACAAAAACTCTATCCCATCCTGAAGGAACATGGTCTGATGGAGTTTCTTTAACAGCCACAAAAGGATTATCCTTCTGATTCCTAGCCAAGTCAAGTAATGTCTTATTAGCAGCATTATTAAGAATTCGTCCATAGGCTCGATTGAATACCTCAAGTGCCATAACTTCAGATGAAGGTTCAAACACATCAGTCTGCCGCCCATGACTTAATGCCTCAACACCTGAATCATAAACAGTCCTTTTGGTCTTTCCAGTCTTCGCTGTATATCTTTTATCAAATACATCAACAAGTTTCAGCCGACGATAGTTATGCGATGCCAGTGCATCATACTCAGCCTGATCAATTAGCTCAGCATCGAGCATATCTTTTAAAGGCTTCTTCATCCAATCAAAATAAGCCTGTGCTCTTTGTTTTAATAAGTCAGCCTTTTCAGGAGTAATCTTCTCAACAAATTGAAATAGTTCATTGTAAGCAGCTGACTCAACTGGACTAAGCCCTTCAGGAAATTTAAACTGTGAAGTTGTCTTATACTTTCCAATATCAAGCATACGATCAGCCAGAATCAAGTTATCAAGAATCCTCTTATCATCCTTAGTCAATCCATCATAGACTTCTTTTCTCATCTGCTTCAGATTCTGAGCGGCAAGAGAAGAGGCACCCTTTGACAAATACATCTTCTGAATAATCTCATAACCTTCTTGTCCGAGATTATCTAATAACTCTTTTCTTATATTTCCAGAGCGATCAATAAAAGATCGAGTAAGCTCTTCTCTGATTCTTTGAGCCGCTTCAATAGGTTTAATCTCCTTCATTCCTCTTGCTTTGGCTGTGTATGATGCAAGTGCCTTAGCACCTGCAACAATCTTCTTTGTTGCTTCAGTAGGGTCTATTCCGGAGTAGAGTTTAAGTCCAGCCTTTGAATCAAAATATCTATCCACAACTCCACCAAGTTGATTCATCTTAATCGTTATATTCTTCCCTGGCATTTCAAGATGAACAGTACCCTGTCCACCAATACTCTTATTAATTACTCTTAACTGCTGCTCAGTTAATTTTTGTCCTACTTGAACACTTATAGTATTGCCCTCTTCTCTCACATATCTTACAGTGCCACTCTTTTCAAGATAAGGAGTAAGGATACTATAATCAGTATTATTAGCACTAATTACTCTATATACTATCTCTCTATCAAGATCACTTAAACCCTTAAGTAAAGCAGCTTCATGTGGAATAGAGTCATAACCAGTTTTTGTCTTAGTAGTTAGATTAACTGTCTCACCATCATCGAATATATAACCACTTGTAGATAGCCTATTGTCTTTGGCATATCTCTCTTTCATTAGTTTTTTTAGGCCTTCTATTACTTTAACTACTTCAGTTGGATCTATGCCAACCATAAACTTTGTCTCTCCAGATCGTTTATCAATTAAACGATCTGCCTCCCTCGCCCATCTTGCTGCCTCCCTCACTGTCCCTTTCCACTGATTGAAATCTGCAGTTATGTCAAACTGGTTCTTAAGATTATCAGCTCTCGTTGCCAACTCACTCAAGCCATTTCTAACTTTATCAATATTAACTTCTTCTCCATTAAGATAACGATTAACTTCATTAATCAAGTAACGAGTAAATACCTCAGGCGATGCATATACATTATTAACTTTCTCTTGCAACAGCTTATGCATCGTCTCAGTATGCTTAGGGTCTTTATCACGGAAAGGATGAGTAGTAGGTCTAAGTTTCTCAGGTAAAGGTGTACCTGTTTGAAGATCAAGATCAGTGATTGGTCTTTTAGCTTCTATATCTCTAGATGCTTTAATAGCTTCTTTAGTCAAAATATACTCATTAGAATAGAAAGCCCCTGAAAGATTATTCTTTCTTAATGCTGCTAATACTATATTCTTATCAACCCAAGCCTCATAAAAATTCCCTCCCCATACTTCAGAATCTTTATTTTTATCTTTCCCTTCTTTAATTTCCTTAATAAACTTATCTATCTCAGGTATATCTCCTGCCCACTCCTTTAATATATCAATCTTAAGTCTAGTGGCTAAAGGACTATCTTTAGTAAGATCTACAATCTTACTAGCTACTTCAGATGGAACAATTAACTTATGTTCAATGGGGCCGAAGTCGGCTTTATATGCATCTGAGAATTCTTTAGTCCCATAAAAAGCATCAAAATCAACTTCTTTAATTCCCTCATCAAAGGTTCTATGGTAGATAGTGAGTGGCTCTTCTACATCTTTAGCTTTCTTTTCCTTCTTAACTTTCTTCCCTTTCACTTTAGTCTCAACAGGCAATTCATCTATTGCTTGATTAAGTAAATCAATCCCACTTTTAACCGGCTGAGGTTCTTTAAGTTCGTTTAATGATTCAACGATCTCATCACCTTCAATAATTTTCACCTTCTCTTCCGCTGTCATCTTAGCAATCTCAGCCTCTTCATAACCAAGAGATTTTAACATCTCCTTATCACTATCGAATGAAGGGAGCTCAGTATCGACTTCTTCCTTCCCTTCTTTAATCTTCTGGACTTCTTCTCCCTTCGCTTTCAAATCTTCTTCAGCAACTTTCTTATGATCTATTTTATCTTGTACAGCCTTAGCCTCTAACTCAAGCTGAGTCTTCTCAACATCTAATATCTTTTCATACGCAGCCTTCAAAGCCTCGTCAGGAATATTATCGACTGCCTTCTGTACATTATTTAATTCCTCAGCCTTCTTAACAATTGGCTCTGTATCCTTAACAAACTCTCCAAATGAATAAGGCTCTCCATTAGCTCCAGGTATAGTATCTTCTAAAGACTTAAATGCCTTATCAACCCTACCTTTCACCGCTCCTCTTATTCCACCAAAGCCAAACATAGCAGCAGCCTCACCAATAGTTGCTGCAATAGGTTCTGCAATAGTATCCTTTAATGAAGTCTGTTCAACAATATTCTTTAATCCTTCTCCAGCCATCTGAAATGGTTTAGTCGCTAAACCTATATTCTCTGCCGCCTTCTTCTCCTCTGGATTGGTCAAATAGTAATCATCTAATACTTTCTGATTCTCTTCAAGAATCTTATTAGCTACTTCTAAATTACCTCCAGTAGCAATAAGCCTAGCTAATGCACTAATTCCAGAAATAGGCATCTGTTGTAAACTTGCAGCGGTGTGAGTAACTACACGAGGAATAGCCTTTAATGTAGGCTTAACTAAATTATTATATAGTTCATTTAACCTATCATTACCTTGTGGACCAGCTTGGGCCTTAGCAATAATATTTCCAAATATCTTTGTAGGGTCATAGAAATCCATATTAGTTGTAGACTCAGCAACTGTCTGAGTAGGTGAAGTCGATACTGGAGTAGATACATTAGACCCAAGTAAATCCAATCCAGATTTAACTGTCTGATCAGGTATTATCTTCTGTGCTGTCGTATCGACTACTGGAGTCTTTCCATCTAATAAATCAAGTCCTGAAGGCATCTCTTACTCCTATTTCACAGCGTGTTTAATTGTCTTAATATCGCCAGAAGGCCACTTCACGGTCCATATCATAGTCTTGTTATCTTTATCCATAACAACTTTTTGAATGTCTCCATTACCACCGGCTATCTTATCCTCAATAGATTTAACAATAACTTTTGATCTTGCAAGTGGACGGTCTTTCTCAGCCACTGACCACAACTGCCCTTTATCAAAAGCATCAACTTGCTTACTCACATCATTAGTCCACTTGGGATCGCTAAAGTAAAGTTGTCCCTCAAGCTCACTCATAGCTTTCTTTTTCTCAAGAGCACTTCCAAGATTAATTGCCTTGGAAGTATTCTGAGCAGTAAGCCAAGTATTAAAATTTCCCTTGTATCCTTCCTTCTTAGCCATTTCAAAGTTCTTAATATCAACAGTCTTCTCAAGGTTCATAAATTCAACTACACTTCCAGTATACCCATTATCTCTGGCATACTCAAACTCTTTGATTTTTGCTGGGGTAGTTTCCTTCTCCATCTTCTTCCATGCAATAGCATCTTTCGGCGAAACCTTCATAAGCTTATCTCCAACCATAACATCTATGGAAGGAGTAAGCTCTGCAGCCTGAACATTAGCCAGTTTTGTCTGAGCGGCTGTATGAGCAAGTGTCCCAGGCAATACACTTCCCTTGTACATAGATTCAACGAAGTCTCTATACTTAGTCTGCTTCAGAGTATCCTGTGCAGCCTTTGCATTAAGTACCATTCCAAGTGTCTGAGGATCAATTCCAGCCATCATCTCAGGCGTAATGCCTGCCATAGGATTAGAAACAGTAGGAGGAGTAATATTAAAGGGATTAATTATTGGTTGTGTAGTGGCTGAAGGCGCAGTCGTAGATACTTGTGGCTGAGTGGCACCTACTGTAGGAGTTGTAGTCGCTGTTGTAGTAGTATCTAATGCCTTAGAAGTATCTCCAAGTCCCATCTCACCTGTCAAATTCTTATACATTTCAGAATCAGCTGGAATACTAATATCTACCTTACCAGCTCCTACCTTCACACTAGATCCATCCGGCCCTAGTGCATGTTGTAACAACTTCATCATATTATTACTTTTAATATTCTGAGCTGTTATTTCATTAGTCTTATTTAACTGGAGTCCTTCATTAGTATTCCCACCATACTTCATTAAGTCAGCTCCTAATCCAGATAAATATTGTGCAACTAATGGATTAGTAAGAGCACTACTAAAGTCTGCCATTTCTATATCCTCCTAATTACTGTTTAATAAAAGGGACTTGCAACACTAATATTTCTTAAGCCTGTAGATTTATTTCTTTTGGCTGAAGGAGATTCAGACTTTAAAGTCCTAAATTCTAAATCGTCTCCAACTTTACTCGTTGTCAATGGAGATTGTTTATCTCCACTAAGAAAACTCTTATATAGAATATTCTTCTCATTATTATTTAAAGTAACACCTTTTCTATCAAACTTTGCACTTGTACCACTTGGGCCTAAAGCCTCACTCATTAAGTTAGTAATCTCTTGATCTTGAAGTGGCTGTTGAACTCTAGTCGAACTAGATCCACCATAGACAGACTGATTAGGTTTTGGAGGAGTAATGGCTGTACCTACCTTTGCTATAGAATTTGCAACTCTTGCACTACTTAATAACTTATCCACTATAGATGCCTTCTCGGCTCCTTCTCCAACATATAAACCAGTTACATTTCCTGAGACATTTAAATTGCCAGTCGATCCTAAGTAAGCATCTACTTCAGCCCAAGGAGCTGCATCAACTGTATAGGCTCCAGTAGTTGCAAGTTCTTCACCTAGAATTCCCTCTATTGCACCTGACTCAGAGGCAGCTACCGCACCTGATACTCCAGCCTCAGTAGTTGCCGCAGCCTCAGCAGCAGAGGCTGCTTCTGTCGCTGTCATACCTGCCTCAGCTGCTGCTGTTGCATCAGAAAGTGCTGCGGCAGCCGCAGGAATTCCAAAGTAATAACCAAAGGCAGCCGGAATAACTACGTCAGCAGCTATTCCTAATTGAGCATTTAATCCACCTCCATAGAGTCCAGAGTTCTCAGTACCCATCATCTTATCAGTCCAAGCAAATCCTTTCTTGCCTAGACTAGTAAGGGCTAAATCACCACTAAGATCACTTAAACCTAAAGAGGCAAATGATGTAACTACATCATTATTCTCAGAACCTACTGCAGCCCTAATCGCTTGATCTCCACCACCAGAGAGAATAGTACTTGCTATATCCCAGAATCCCATAAAATTCCTTTACTTCAATGCACCATAGATCTGTGCTCCAGCTCCTATTACACTCAAAGCTCCACCAATTGTAGATGCGACTGCATTAGTACCAGGCATATATGGAACGGCTGTACCACCACCGATAGCAGCAAGAAGATTAGCACCTGATTGAAATACACCTAAGTCCCATTTAGCATCTGCCTCTTCAATCGCTGCATTTCTGTCAGCTTCTTCCTTCTTCGCAACGAGTTTAATTCGGCTGGCCTCAATGAAAGTCTTGACATAGTTTTCATTAAATGTGATTCTTCTTCCAGCCATCTGTACCATCATATCAGTAGCTGTTAATTTCTTAGCATTCATATCAAGACGAAGTGCAGATGTATATTTTGCAACTTCTCTATCTCTGAATCCTTCAATCACAGCCTCTCCAACAACAAATGCAGATGAAACAACTGCATTGATATCTTGCATTCCACGTCTAAATCGTGGCAGGCTCTTTGTATTAAGATCTGCATCAAGGATAGAACCTAGAGCTGCCACATCAGCAATGATCGCTGCTTCTCCTACTCCAGCTAATGTTAAGTCAGCCTGAGCATATAAAGCTGCCCAGTCGACTGTATCAGATAGTCCACTGAGAAGTGTTCTAAATGTCGATATTACAGCTTCATATGCAGCTATCTCACCATCTGGATCATATGCAACTGTACCAGTCCAAGGAGAGTTACCCCTTGCCGCATCCATAATAGGACCTATATCATTCAACCAGACAGCATGGATAGCTTCTAAATATGCAGAATGACTAACAGCTCCAGAACCACCACCGCCACCACCTGAACTCCCACCCATAGTTATTCCTCCATAAATAAGATCGTTTAATCATTTAACGGTCTTGATAATGGCAAAGAGATAAAAGTAAAACTTGTATCTCCACCAAGACGCTTTATTAACTTTAATACTGAAGGTGCAGAGACATAAGCAACAAATCTCACACAGCCTTTAGATACTGCAAACTTACTAATCGTCTCATAAGCCTCAATCCAAGTAAGTTCATCAGTAGATTCATAGGCATAGACTGAGTATACAAGAAGACTCTTTAAATCTGTTACATCGTCATAAAGTACTTGAGTGATAGCTATTCCATTAAACTTTATTGTTCCATCTTCCAAATGCTTATAGGAAGCCCAGACTTCTAACTTTCCACTAAGCAATGCCGATAAGAGTCGATTCATCTTATCAGGATGGTCTATTACAATCGGCGGAAGAGACTGCTCAATTGCATACTTAATAATAGGCCAGAATTTTGATATTTGATCTGGTAACATCTGATTAACCATTTTAAGCTCCTTGTCCTCTAAATGATGTAGGTGGTGCGTAAACTCCTCTCATACCTCTTAAATCAGTCATCTTAAATCTTACCTTGATGTAACTTATTCTTGTATTATTGTAGATGCTATCAAAAGTGAGACTAACTCTGAAAGCATTTCCACTTACCATGATTGCTGCTACTCCTTGATTATTCATATCTTTATAAGTAGCTAATTGCCATAGAATATTGTTATAGGTCGTATCAACTCCTGCCTTTGCTTCATCTACAACCATAGCATCTGTTTCAATAGTTGCTACTGTCTTCTGTCCTGCATAAGCCATGTCGATAGGTTCAGAAGTAATAGTAGGAATTCGTCCATCTACAGCATCAGGCATCATATAAGACATTCTATTACTTCTCCACACGGCTGAAGGATGTTGGAGAACTTCAGTCATTCCAGTGGCAGATAAGAGAAAAGTATGAGTACTATTCCCTATATAGAAATCATTCTTAGCTGGGTCATAAGAAATAATAATATCTTCACCAGTTAACTGCTGTAGATAATATTGATAACCAAGTTCCTTCACACCATCTTTGGTCACTTCTCTTAATACATAATCTTCACCAACATAAATCTGTCGATCAAGATTTCCGTTTAATGCTCCTTTATTAATTAGTCCAACTGGACTCATTTCTCTAAATCCAAAAGTAGCTACAGGCTCATTAACTGCAGCCATTAACACTACTCCCTTTGATGAATAGCCAACAACAAAGTCACCAAGTCTCCTTACATTAAGAACTACTCCACCATAAGGGCATCGTCTATATCCAGCCTCATTATTCTCATCAAGAACAAAGTCCATTGAACCGATCTTAGACCATATATAGAAAGTTTCATCACAGTCGTACCATGAGCCAGCCGGAACATTTCCGCCTATAGCCTGACCTTTGAAATTACAAATAGTACTCATCAATGGAATAGTTGTAGTAGCCAACGAAGTAATCCAGGCATTAAGAGTAACATCCCAAGATATTATGATAACTCCATTTACCATAATAGCATACTCACCAAAGTCTGCATATTCCATCAGACTACCTTTGCCAAATGTAAGTTCATCTACATCAAAGATATGAGTCACAGTTAAATGATCAGCACTTACACTATATACAGAGTCCTGTTGATTAACAGTGTCTCTAATAACCAAGATATTAAAAGCATCTCCACTTAAAAACTGTGGAAAAGGCCAGTCATAATACATGTCTATAGTGACTGGAATAGGATCAGTTAACAGAACATGAGGTTCTAATCTGGCCTTTCCACATCTAAAACCAAGACATTGAAATAAAAACTCAGCATTGACAGGCATAGGTTCAGGACTTAGTCCCCTTGTCAGTGCTTTGTCTATGTTCCATTCGTATTCTCGCATCTTCAGTTTCCTCTTGAGATTTAGTGCGTTTAATTATTAAACGGTCTTGCTCTACACTACAGCAGGGCTGTTTCGGCGGTCAGAGCGTCTTTCCTTTTCTGTAGATCATTTTCAAGGTCCTCGATTAAGAAGTTCTTAACTTCAGTATCTTTCATTGAAGGTGTCCAAAGTAAAGATACCCAAATCTCTGTTACAATTTCATCTTCAGCCTCAAGAAATACCTCAAGGCAGTCTCCAGTTACAACCGCTATTTCAGGATCAATGTTGTATAGTTTTTTCTCTAGCACAAAACCTTTTGATACTGAATTAGTTTCATTAAATAATCTAATCTTAAGCCTGATAGAATTTTTAGGCTTATTTCCCAGTCTTACCATAGCCCTTGTAATCGTTCCATTACAAGGAAACATATAGCGGATAATAGCACCTTCAACCTTATCTCCAAACATAGCACTTGAAATTGGATAAGGGGTAATTATGGCTGAGGCAGTCTTTCCTGCCCTTCTCATTAATCTCTTAGTAATCATTTCAAGTTCTGTTATCTTATCCATTTAACCCTCCATCTCATCTGCTTCAGCTATGTTCTCTTCAACTAGATCAAAGCCAAGAGTTTTAATATCACTCCCTATTGAGGCTTCCCAGTCCTTAACACCCTGAGTATTACGATTGATTACTTCAACCTGTCTCATTGCAGCCATACAGAGAAGCATTGGATGTGCAACTGACCAATAGTTTTCATCAGTGTCATTAATTAACTCAGCCGAATAGAACAGTCCATTAATTAAAATAGTTAACTTTTCTTCTGTTGGAACATTAACTAATATTGCATTATACTCATGGGAATTTCCAGTTGGAATATCTATCCAACCTAGAAATGATTCAAAAGAATTAATCGGCTGATTCTCTGGCACTATTCTCGTAATACAAGGAGAATAGTATTCAGGCACACCAGTACTCCGAGCACTTGGAATATCTAACATATAACCATTGATAAGGTCTTGAATATTCTTTTTCTCAAGTTGCCATTTCTCGGCTGTAGTGGCTGCCCAGACCTCTTTTATTGCTCGGCAGTAGGGAAATTGGACTGAATATTTTCCTATATCAAGGAATTTATAAGCAGTTCCCCATGATTTCTGAGTCTCATCCAACCGATCAAGAAACTTTCTTCCTTCATTAAGAAAGAAACCAGCTCCAAGATCAGTACCTACCGAATCGACCAGATCAAAGCGGCCTGAGAGCTCACGAAACTTAAGACGCATGGCTAAGAAGTTCATAAATCAAACCTCATATTGATGTTAATATTCTCAACAGGCCCTTTACGCTCCTCACAAGGTATACAGCAAGAGGCTTTAGCAAGTCTATCTGTTTCTCTTTTAGTAATTTTTCTCTCAAAGTCTATGTAACTGACAAATGAGCCTGTTTCACTTTCAAATGATTGGACAAGTTTAAGAATCGAACTCTCAAGTTCAATCTTCTTCTCTTTTACTTCTTCTATTGTTAATGACTTAGCCATAATTCCTCCGATTAAATAGATTGGAGAGGAGTAAGGAGTTTGGAACCTCCTCTCCAGCCATTACCTAACTTGGATAGTGATTAAGGTGCTAAATCATTATCCAGGCCCACACCGTTCAAGATGCCACATTTCTGTGCCAACCCGAACTCAAGACCGGCCTCAGTGAGGAACTCCTCATTAATGCCGTCAACTCGACGCTGACCATAGCCCTCAGAATGCTGCTTCTGACTTGACTCACCGTAGAATGTAGTATCGTCAATGTAACGATAAGTCAGTTCTTTCGGCTCCAGAACAACTCCCATGTTACGAGTTGTTGCGTCATAACTGAAGAGCGGATGAGTTTTCATCTTCACAGTTCCGAATGGAGTAATCCAGTCCATAATAGCCATGCCGTAGGCTTTCTGGCCGACCTGGAGTTGAATATTACCGAGGACTGATGCCAGACGATTCAGGCCGAGTAAGAAACCAGAACCGCAAAGAACCAGTTTCTCTGAAGCGCCGTAGCGGAAAATCTGCTCAAGCATATTCTCAAGCCATGCTCCACCACCAGCAGCTGTTGCCCAATCTACGCCGGCATAGGCAGGATTGAGCGTGTAGTCGTCGCAGTTTGCCGCAGCGTACTGCCGGATGAAGTTGATTACACCCATAGTAGTTCGTTCCGGCTTACCATTGTCACCGATGTTTTCAGTTCTGATGCCCCAGAGAAATGCCAATTCCATTTCCCAGGAGTGCATTTCCAGAGCTTCAGCCTTCGCTTTCTGGCGCTGTTCCGGCGTACGAAGTTTCGTCTTCAATGCTGTACGAGTCATTGAAAGAGGCGTTCGGAAGATCTGTGTAAGGTTGTAAACTTTCACAGGATTGAGGGCAATAGCATCCGGCATCTCACCACCCTCAGGATTGATATTACCGATGATCTTGAAGGTGTCGCAGTCACTCAGATCTGCATCAGGAGAATTATCATCATCCTCAAGAAGTTTTACTGCAAGTACCGAGACCAAAGTCCCACGAACGACTCCAGTTATCTTACCGACAACATCGACTCTGTAATCAGAAGCGTCACGCAGAAGAATCTGATGGCCTTCTCTAATTCTGTTAGCAAGTGTCGTAGTGATGCGAACATAAAGAACATCACCAGCTATTCCACCATTTACATAAGCGGCAGATAAATCAGGCAGAGTAAATACTCCAGACACTGCACCGCCGACTGCAGACTGTTCCTGAGTCCACCAATGATATTGAGGATCGTCTACCGCCTCAGATCCCATCATTGAAAGGATAGCAGTTAAGGGAGCACTTCCATTCGGATACAGATACATGATCTGTTCCCTCCAGTTCATAGGCCGCTGACCACTTACCCAGTCGCCCGTACCTCTCATACCAAGAAACATTTTCCACCTCCACAAGTTAAGTAAAACCAAGTCTATTGAATTGTTAAACGGTCTCCGAATCGATGACTACTGTTTCGTGTAGTCGTAGTCGTAGCCTTCAGGGAACGTCGAAGTAATTGCCGCCAGTGGATGCCAGAAAAGGCCATCACTGTACATGAGCAGTCGATCACACTTACTCGTCAGCACAATATCAATCCAGCACTCAGAATCATCTTTGTGAGTGATTGTGATTGAGTTGGCCACACTGGCATGTCTGACGACGATTGAGTAGAATCGTCCCTTGGCTTCAGCTACAGGCGGCAGAACAATAACCATCGGAGCAGTCATTGCACTGGGACGAATTACATAGTCTGAAGTAGTCATAGCCACCGACCCAGTAGGGTCAATGAATTTGTCTACCACTTCTTTATCATGTTGAGCACCACGATCTTCAAGAGCCATAACTTTATTACCTCCTCAGTGTTGAATTCATTTGTTCAATTTCTTTCTCCAGACTAGAAGTGTTCGGCTTCTGTGATGGAGTTTGACGTTGTCCACTTTTTACACCAGGGAGACGAGGAGGCTTCCCACTTTCCTTCTCTCCCTCTTTTTCCTTTTTAGCTGCTTGCTTATGAAGCTCGAGACGCTTCCTTGCTTCAGGCGCAGTAAGCTCCATAAGTTCTGAGTATTTCTTGTCCGGATTCTTTGATGCTATTTCTTCAAAGACTGCCGCGACAACTCGTTTGAAAGGAACAAGATCTTTGTTCTCGTCATAGAACTTATCACTTGCTTCTTTCAAAGTTGTGAGAATAGTCAAGTTATGCTTGACAATCTCAGGAATTGAATTGAGAACACCCTCAGTAGCTATCCGCTTAGAGTCGTTCACCCCTTTGCTATAGACAGAATTGAGAAGTTTGTTGAAGGATGCTTTATCCCTCACCAGATCATCCAGATCAAGATCGCCGATGAAGTCTTGTTCTTCAAGACTTACTGGTTGCTCAGCTTTCTTTTTCTTCTCTTCTTCAGCCTTACGTTTATCTTCTTCAGCCTTTTCAGCTGTTTCTCTTTCTTGTCTTTCCTGCTCAATTTTAGTTAGAGCTTCTTTTTCTTTCTCCTTAGCTTTCTCAAGCTCAGCGGCAGCCTCGGCTTCTTCACGTGCCTGCTTCTGTTCTTCAGTCTCATTTTTTCTAGCTTCTTCTTCCGCCAGTCGAGCAGTCTCAGCTTTCTCTTCTTCTTTTTTCTTTGCTTCTTTTTCCTCGTCACTGAGTTTATCATTCTCAGCCTCAGCAGTTTCTCTCGCAGCTTTCTCTTCA